GTCATCAACAATTTCTTCAATTGTATCTTCAACTACGACTTCTGTTGTGTCCTCTTGAAGCGTTTTTGCTTCAGCGAGTAATTCAGCGATTTTTCTTTCGATAGACATCTGTATCTCCTATTAACTGGATGAGTTCTATATGATTATTTATTATTTAGCGAATTTTACCCAAGAAGTGCTGGAAAGCACGTAACTTAGTTTCGTTAAGACCTGCAGAAGAAGTTTTCTTGATAACTGCCCTAACTTCTTCTATATTCTTTTGCACATATTTTCCATCAACAAAAACCCATTCATGTCCTTCCATAATACCTCGAACGAAAGCATCAGGAGCAGAAGGGTCGGCTACGATATCAGCTGCTGTTGACAGCATGAAATCGTCTTGAACAATTTGGACACCTTCACTATTAGTTTTAAG